CCAGGCTGGCAAGATTTTTGCCTTTGAATGTGTTGGCCACTCTCATGGCCTTTTGCGCTGCACCAATTAAACCGCCAGGGCCGCCACTTTGCAAATCACCCAAAATACCAACACCAGCCTCCAGCAAGCCGCCTTGGCCAAAAATAGTTGAGTTGCCACCTGGTCTTGAAATAGGACTCAATGTGGTGTCGTAATGTGATGGATCTGCAAATCCTTCAACGTTGGTGTCAGGTCTAGATGCTCCCACTGCACCTGAGTAATACTTCACAGTTTCGTAAGCAATGGTCACAGAGTGTTGCATGGTGCCACCACCTTGTGAGTAATCATAGGTATCATGGCTCCAAGACTGTATGACTGGATTGATCAACACATACTCTGCAAACTTGCGTTGGTCAAGACCATATATTCTAATGTCACTAAAAAATGGAGGCTTGCCGCCGGTGTTGTTTGCACCAGCACCCGGGGTACCATCTTGCCAGGCCTCGCCACTGTAACCCCAGTCCTTGACTTGCATCACATCACTGTAGATATCTCTAGTGTTGTATCCAAATCCAGCCTGGCGGTTTTGACTAGCACCCACACTGCCGTTGGTGTTGTTTGGCGCCAAGTATTGTTGTGTGGGATCTTTGTAGTAGTAGGAATAGTAGTAGTACCAAAGACGTCGGGCATTGTCGCCGCCATCATCATGGAACACCAGGTTCACAGGTTGGTAATCAATTTTCTTCTGAATAATGCGTTTGCGGTTGTACTGGTTAAGTGTTTCCGTTGCAATTTGAAACTTTGGAAGGTCTATGGTTTTGACCAATAGACTTAATTTAGCACTTTCATTATTACCAAACACCCCACGGAGATAAGGAATTTCATTGGTGTTGATAGTAAAGCTGACATGATATAAAAACTTGTACCTAGGCTTGAGTTCATAACTGTTGCTGGTAAAAGTTTTACTTGCGTGAGTGTAATCACGCAAGGTATCATTGCCAATAAAGCCCTTGAGTATCTGGTTGCCAATACCAAATGGGCCGCCACCGTTGGCCATAAGTTATCCTTATTAGCTTTGGCCAGCGCCGGTCACAGTACCTGAAGCAGTTCTCAAAGCGTTGGCAATAGCAATGCCCACGCCAGTAGCTTGTCCAGTAGCACTTGGAACTTGGCTTGCATTGTCATAAGCAATGGTCAAGTTAATTGTGACTGGTGCACTTTCACCATAGTTCAATGCGCCGTAATCAGCACTCTTGAGGTAGCATCCATACAGTTCCCAGGTCTCCAAAACTATAGGGGCCACTGCGCCGTTGCCGCCGTCAAGTACTTCAACTTTGGTCAAGAACTTGTAGTCAATACCAGAAGCAGCTGAAGCCATTTCCAAAAAGTCCATTTGCTTTTGCAACTGTTCGCCAACCAAACTAGCAACTTTGCCGCTGGCATCATCGCGAATTTCACAGGTGGCATCTGCCCATGTGGGCTTGCCAGCCAGTTTCACTGTGCTGTTGTACACAGGCACAGAAATTTCTTCAAAACTCAAGTTGGGTCGAGTAAAACTGATTACCTGCTTGGTCATTTCTGTAGTGGGCTTTGAAATTCCCAAGTTTTCAAACATCACTCTAAAGCGATATTTGAGTTTGGGCATCAACAGGCCTTGCGAGGTCGCGCTCTGGTCGCTCGCCAAGGGTACTGTCATTTTGTTTAGTGATGCACTTGCCATTTGTTATCTCCTATATGTTTATTTACCTAAAAAGATGGCCCGGTTGAGCCACCCTTTTTTAGCCGGCTGCTCCGCCAGAGATTTCACCAGTATTCTTAATACGCAATGGAATGTAGATAAACTCCACAGCTTTCACTGGCTCAATAGCAATGTCAACCCAAAGCTCGTTGCGATCAATACGTGCTGGTGTGTTATTGCTCAAATCGCAAACAACCAAGTAGTCATAGATTGCTCGTTTAGCAATCAAGTCAATCATCAAACTGTCAACAGTGTTGGTGATTTCATTACGTGTGATTTGATCATTGGGTTCAAACAAGAACAATTTACCAATTTCTTCTAGTCTGCCACGCAAGAATGCAACCAAGCGTGCAACGTTGATACGATCCAGTGCTGTGGTAGTTGTGGTCGATGTTTTGTTACCAAAGTTGGTAATACCCACACCCGGAATAAAGGTAATTGGGTTTACATTACGCTCGTACAAGATGTCACGCACAGCTTGGCCCACGCTCAATGACTGGAATTCACCAGTTGCAGAATCAATGTATCCAATAGCTATAGCGTTGTCTACTACACCGCGACGTGTGCCAGCAGGTGCCAACCATGGATAACTCACTGCATCACTGCGCAGGATTGTGCGCACCATCATGTGACTTGGAGGAGCTACCACTGTGTTGCCACTGAGGTCTGAAGTCTGGCAGCTGGGATAGAATGTTGCAGCGTAGTTGCTGGTTGCCACTTGACCATCTTCTGTTGCTGTACCAAGACCATTGTTGTTTGTAGCCCACTCAACCAAGCTGTTGCCGTCAGCACCAAGACGCATTGGTGTATCACCAATTACAAACAAGGTGTTACCACGCTCATTGCTGAGAGCAATCATGTTGGGAATCAACTCTGGGTAAGCAGGAGTTGAAACCAAGTTAAAGCCATTTTGCTCTTCGCGAGCTGCAATGCTGGTATCAATGCCACTCTTCATGGCTGCTACCACCATCTTGCGCTGAGCTTGACGGCCTGAGTACATGCTACCATTGTCTTTGTTGCCACTGGCAGTGAGCCATGTGTTCTTGACGCTGGGCAATGTGTCATCGGGGAAAGTTGTTGAGTTAAAGTAATTGACTTGGAAACTCTTGACATTGTAGCCATTGCGACGAGTATTCCACAACAGCATACCTTGTGGATACAATGTGTAGTCAGGAGCGTCAAGATCCAAATAGTTAGAAGTCAACAAGCTCACAATGGTTGGGATTGGATCAGCAATGGGGTCAGTTGTTCCGTTAGGAGCCCAACGTGCGTCAGCAAACAACACACCATTTTCTGTAACTTGGTCAGTAGTGTCTACCAACACCCACTGATCTGTGTTATCAACTGATTCCCAACGATATATTACAGGATAGTTTTCTAAATCACTTGAGTCAATCCACAAATCACCATATACCAATGCGCTTTGAGCTGAGTTGTTTTGACTGGTAGGCGCTGTGGGTGCCACGATAGGTCCGCTGGCGTTGGTGAGACTTAGATCAAATCCTCGTACATCATTGGTGACGTTTTGGTAACCTCTCCAACCAGAACTAGTATTGATCATGATGTCACAGTCGTCTACTGAACTGTAATACCACAAACGGCCATCAGCAGGATCTTGATCTGGTGCTGTGTCGCTGGCAGTGTATTCAAAGTCAGGTTGTGTTACCCAGTTACTGAGAACAATACCATTTGTAGTGCCGCTGGGTGGTCTGCAGAAAGGTGTTGCATCTGTGAAGCCAGCTGAGGTCACTGGTGTTCCCAAAACGTTCTGCAAGAGAATACTGCCGCCTTGACTGTGTGTGATCACAATGTTACCAGCACTGTTGACTGATGCTGAAACATATGGCACATTGGCTGCACTAACTGCTGCGCAGAAGGCAGCTGGAGTTGTACCGGCTAATACTGCATTACCAGATGTGCCGCTGAGTGTGGTTGACCCAGGTTCAGATGCAAAAATGCTAAATGAGTTGCCACTAGTAAACGTTGGACTTTGTTCAGTGCCTGTAACTATGGTGGCACCAAAAGCTGCACGTTGCAAAATTACATAACTGAAGTTATCAACTGGAGTAGTTAAGTAAAATTGTGCACTGGATTGGGCAATGATTGTGCCTTCAGGAATATTTTTACCACCACCACTGGGATCAAGGATATAGTTTGCTGTAGCATCGTTTGCAAAAACTGGACAATCTTGTGTGATCCAATCAGCCAATGTAGCACTGTATCGCTTAACCACAATATTAACACCATTGTTGGCGGCGCTTTCGTTATTCCATACAGAGCCAGTTGGGGAACCGCCATTTGGTCCAGTTGTGCGCCAGTTTGGAACTTGATAACTGTAAGCAGATAAAAATAGTGGTGCTGAATATTCACCAGATGTCAATCCCAATGCAGTAAACAATGCGCCGCCTTGTGCACCAGAAGGCTCAATGCTGGCCACGCCCATGGGGTAAGTCAGTGAGGAACCGTCATTTGTAGCATTACGGTCAGCATAGATTGTCAGTTTGCCGCCTACGGCAGCTGCGGTAATACCAGTAATGGCCGCAGCATTAATGGCTGATGCCAATGCTGATACACCACCTGCAGGCAATGTAACAACCGAATCATTAATGGTCATTTGAGCACCAGCAATAGCATTCAAGCTAGCGGTAGACGGTGCATTGGTACCGGTAATAGTGGGCCAAGATTGTTGCCAGGGTTCGTCGCCCAACAATACCCAAATGTTTCCACTATTTTTATAGTAACCATTGATGTGAGTGTAATCATCAGGTGTTAAAGAAGCTGGATTGTATGGGGGAATAG